CGGCGGTCGGTGTGGCCGAGCAGGCCGGTGGCGTCGCCGCCCTGGCGATCTACCTCTGTGCCGGCCATGGCGCGCAAGTCGTGCAGGGTGACATCCTCCACACCGGCGCGCTTTGCGGCATCCTTGAATGAGCGCCAGACGTTGGAGTGCGCCCGCAGCTTCCCGCCGCGGCCGGCCAGCAGGTAGGTCATGTTGATGACCTGGCCGGTTACCTGCTTGGCGCGCTCGGTGGCTTCGCGTAGCTCCGGGGACCAAGCCACCACGAGCTGCTTGCCGGTTTTCTGTTGCTTAAAGTACACACCTTCATCCAGCAAATGGACGCGCTCGATTCGGAGCACGTCGCCGATGCGCTGGCCGGTCAGGTAGCAGATATCCAGCACGCACTGCAGCCAGGGGGCGCACTGGGCGTAGATGGCCTGGTATTCCCGGGCGCTGATCAGGCGGTCTCGGGGCGTCTGCTTGAACCGCTGCACGCTGACGGTGGGGTCGGCCTCGACCAGTTGCCGGTCTAGCGCCCAGCGGTAGACCAGGCGCAGGACGGTGAGCATCCGATTGGCGATGGCGATGCGGTCCTTGAAGCCGTCCATCATCTGTACGACATCGCCATGGCGCACCTGGTCCGGCCGGAAGTCGGCGAATAGCTCCTTGAGCAGCCTGGCGCAGTACACGTATTGCTTGGAGGTAGACGTCGCCACGTCGGCAACCAGGGCCGGCATGGCCTTGTCGATCAGCGCTGGCACGCCGTCGGCGGGTATGGCCATGATCCGTGCGTACTCCAGCAAGGCGGTGTGTAGGTCAGCCCCGAGGCGCTGCCACTTACCGCGCTTGACCAGATAGTAGGCGCCGTGCTTCAGATAAACGCAGGGCGGGAGATCGCGGCTTTTCGTGCGGGGTCGCATAGCCTAGTGCAGCTTCCATGGCGGCCCGCAGCACCACGATGGAGCCGTCGGGCCGGAGTTTGAACGGGATTCCGAGTTGTAGCAGGACTTCGCGCTGCTTGGACGGCCGCTGTCGCTGGGTGAGTTCGGCCAGTTCGTCGCAGGTCAGGAAAATGCTCATGTCCCTCCCTATTGCTGCGTGCGGGCGGCCAGCGGCCGGAATTTCACGACCCAAACCCAGGGATTGGCATACCAGGAGCCCGGACCGTTGATAGAGCCCCAGAGCCAGCGGAACTGTTCAGTTGGGTCAGCCTGCCGCCCCTCGGGAGAGAGCGCGCCCAGGGCCCACTCTTCGATACCCTCAGCCAGCGCGTCCGTCTCGCTGATGTCCTGCAGGCGCTCCACGCGCACGGCAGTGATTTCCAGCACCAGCCGACAGGCAGAGCGCGGCATGTGGATGCTGGGGCGCCAGGTGCGGTATCCGCCCTCGGACGAGCGCTCGCCGTCCGGCCCGTGGGGATCGTCCAGATAGTCCGCCCGGTAGTAGACGGGCGTGCCGCGCTGATACGGTCCGAGTGGGTGATTGGCGTGCTGCCACGCCTCGCGCACCCAGAGACGGTCGCCGGGCTGACCGTAGGGGCAGGGCACGGCCCAGTCCAGCAATCCGCCGTCGCCATAGGCCCAGAAGTGCGGGCGCGGGTCGGGATGGTGATAGGTGCCGATGGATTCGGTCTGCGAGGGCGGGTGCGGTTTCAGCGCCCGCCGGGTCATGGTTTTCCTGCAGGCCAGGATGGCGCGGACCATGGGACCGCTGAACAGGATGGGGCGCTCACGCATGACTGCCCTCCTTGGTGCGCCGGGCGTCGATGAACGTGCAGATGTCGCTCAGGTCGTCATTGCCACCGAGGGACAGGGCGTGGGACGCGTAATCGCGGCGTTGGCCGTACCAAGCCCGGCTGACCCATTCCTGACGCTTCTCGGCCCGGATGTTGGCGCCGATTCGGCTGGCAAGCGTGACGGCGGTTGGCAGGATCAGCTCATCTAAATGGCTGCCATTTACGCCGGACGGGTCTGAGTCGTCGGAGCTCTTGGAGGTCATGCAGGCGTTCCGAGTGCTATGGAATACGATCTCGCGACTATGGTTTTTGGGAGCCAAAGAATGAAACCGTTGAACGAGGTCGGGATGACTAATAGGCTTTTGAAGAACTGTTTGGCCCTGTTTCTTGCGGGCTGTTTTCTGGGCGGAACCTTTTTCGTCGCGTTGTCTGTTCTGGAACCTGTAGGGCTGTTGAGCGCGCGCGCAGCGGCTTGGGTGCAAGCCCTTGGCTCCATAGGCGCAATATTCGTTACCGGAGGGCTGTTCCTTGAACAACGGCGCGCCGAAGCTCGGAATCAGGATGATCTGCGGCTGCAAAGCCGGTTGCGGGACGCTCAACGATCTCAAGCAATCGCGTACTGGGCGGTCGAGTCGGTTAGAGCTGCGGCGGCAAGCACAGAGGCCGGGGGAGCGAGTCAGGGGATGCCGTTCCGTGCAGGGCGCTTTAAAGAGCTGAGGAAAATGATGAACGCCCTTGCCGCGTCGGCCACTGATAATGCAGTCGTCCTCATGGCCCTTGCATTTAGTCATCAGCTTAACCAGGCCCATTCTGAATACGTAGGGCTTCCCCAGATCCATTTCGACATTCGTCCTGACGCGTTGATCCGGCGGGCGAATGAAATGCAGGGCATGTATGACAGGGTGCTGGCCTATCAACAGAAGCTCGAGGCGCAGTGCCAGTTGCGCAGGATCACCACAGGGGAAAGTGAGGTGGAATAGCGGCACATGCGTGGTCCAGAGGTGAAGACGTCCGAACAATGCTGACACTCCTATGGCGCTGCGGTACGATCCGCATGCCTTGGGAGGGGCGTTACGATGAGTTCGAATGGTGTCTGGTCCACCGATCGGGTCGGCGGCTTCTGTATTGCATTGGCATCGGGCCTGTTGCTCGGTTGGCTTTGGGCGACAAAGCCGGCGAGCTTGGGGGAGATTGACTGGTTGGCCGTGATGACGGCATTCGGCACGGTTGGGTCGGCAGCCGGTGCAGTCGGCATAGCGTACTGGCAGCACCGGTTGAATGAGAAGGAGAGATATGTGCGTGCCACCCATGCGGCAGCAGGCTCGTACCTCGCCTTGGGAGCCATGGTAGGCGAGTTGGAGGAACTTCGCGGTCGAATTTCCTTTGCTGGACGATCCGGTACTTCCCTCCAGAACTATGACACCTTGATCCTCCGGGTAGAGGCTATACGCAGCAGCTACGTATTGCCGGATCCGCACGATCTGGACCCTCTTAAGGGGTACTGCGGGCAGAAGCTTGCATCGGCATTGACACAATTGACTCTCGTCAGCAAGCTCATGCGTCGATCTCGTTTCTATTTCGAGGATGGCGGTAGTGCGACGGCCGATAGGACGAATGCCTTCATGTTGGTAGATCAAGTCCTCCACGCGGTGATTCAGTTGATGCGCTTCGTCGGAGCCGAGTGTCAGCAGGTGGCCTTGCCATTGGACAGCCCGTACGGGCTGTCGTAGGAACGCCGTCATGCCCGCGCCTCCAACCCCGTCAGCACTCGAGCCAGCTGACACTCCGGTGGGGGTGGGGTACGATCGCGCCCGAAGGAGGGGGCAATGGAATCTTCGAGTTGGCATTTGGCTGATCGAGTGGCTAGGCTTTACGCGGTTTTCGTAGGTGCTGTAGCTCTGACGGCGTTGTGCATCCTGTTGGTGCGTGCAGGTGGCGGTAGTGCATCGGACTGGGCGGCCTGGGTGCAAGCGATTGGCTCCCTCATCGGGCTGGGGATTGCCATTGCTGTACCGCTGCGCATTCATCGCCTGGATCAGCAGCGGAAGGAGCAAGCCAAATTGGATTTGCTGGTCGCTGCGGCGCATCTGAGTCGCCACGCGACAAGGGCGATGTATTCTGCATCTTTGAGAATTGAGCGGAACCAGGATCGCGTGCCTCGCTACCGCATGCAGGACGTGCAGGCAAATTTCCACATTTTGCTGGCGAAAGATTTGCCCGAGGGTGCGGTACAGATAATCTTGGAAATCCTCTGTGAGTTGTCGTGGCACATCACCGCGGCCGAACTTCAGGAAATGGGGCATAACAAGGACCGCAACAAAGCAGAGAGGGCCTGGAAACGCACTCACAAAGTGGCGAGTCGAAGTCGAGATTTGGAGAGGCTGGCAGGGGTGGCGTTGCCCGAGTACATTTATCCAGCGGGGCCTTGGAAGGGAAGAACTGGGCCGATCGACAATCTCTAGCGGATCTTGGCTATTGCGCATCTGACCACTCCGTATGGCGGGCGGTATCGGCGGCGTCCACCGTCGCCGCAGCGAGGCGCGCGCGGATATGGGTCGCGTGCTCTTGGTCGGTCAATATGAGACCGTGCCTGGCGGCCTCTTTCCGATAGTGGTCCTCGATCACCAGGCCGGGCTGCATCATGCGGTCGTATGTGTAGTTGCCCGGGATGCGGGCCACGCCCGGCCGTTGCAGGATGACGTCCCACTTCATCAGCAGGAACTGGCCGCGCTGCGCCTGAATGGCATCGCTGACCAGTTCAGGCTTAGGCGCCAACGCCCAATGCGTTCTCGGGGACGGCTCGAACGCTTGCGTTCCGGTGCCTTCCCACGCCTCAAGAACAGTGCCGTCCCTGTTCCCATCGCGCACGATGAACCAGTATTCGCGTTCGCCAATGTTGACGATTCCTTCGGCGCGCACGTTGATGGCGTCGATTCGGTCTTGGTCGAGGATCGTGACGCAACCGTGCTTGCCACAGCCGATGTGGGCGGCCTCGGATATCGCGGTCATGATTTCGTCGTGCATCGCCGCGGGTATGTTCGAAGCGAAATCGGCATCAGGACTGCGTTTGTCTGTCTCGCCCATGTCAGGCTCCTTGGGTGGCGGCAGCCGCTTCGAACTCGGCCTTGATCCGCGTCTGCTGCAGGATGTCGACCTGGTCGGCCGGGTCGCCGCCGGCCATGGCCTGGCGCAACACTGGCAGCGCCGCGCGCAGCTTGGCCATCGTGCTGGCCTGAATCGGCACCACGTACCGGAAGGCGATGACCAGCTCCCGCAGGCCGTCCAGCGGCAAGTCCAGGCCGTGGCGCGTGGCCATCATCTCGAAGTGCCACACCACGCCCTCGATGGCGCCGGCGGCGTCGTACCACCGACCGTCGCCGGTCTGGAACACCGGCGTGCCGCGTTCGTCTACGTCGGTGGTGCCGTCGCGGTCGATTTGGGCGACGATGCGCTCCAGCGGATCCATGACCAGCTGGGCGCCGACGATCATGGGCGTGCGGACTTCACGGGGGCGATAGGGCTTGCGCCGCTTCTCGCGGCGGGCGCGGCGGTAGGGGTTGCTCATGATTGCCTTGGATAAGTAGGGCGGCCAGGCACCGGCGGCGGATGGGGAGGATGGGAGGAGGGAGTCCCGCCGTCGGGCCTGCCATTGAAGGGTCAGGCCGCTGCCAACGCGCCGGCCTCGGGCGGCACCAGGGAAAACTCGATCTCGTTGCCCATGAGGCGCGAGAGCTTGCCCACGGCCTTCTCGTCGGGGCTGCACTTCACGCGCATGCTGATGACGACGCTGCCGCCGTCCATGGGCTCGATGACGAATCCGTCGACGGTGCTGTCTTCGAGCACGATGTCGCTCTTGCCCCCGGTGCCGTAATGCACGGTGGCCGTGGCGCCCACGATCTCGGCGTCCCATTTCAGGGCGTGCAGGCGGTTGCCGAACACCAAACGCGATAGGTTGGCGGGCTGGCCGTCGGCGGCCTGGGCGTTGTCGACCAGGTCGGCCTCGCCTTCGTGCGGGGCACGGAACAGAGCCGAACGCAGGGACGGGTGGAAGTGCGCCAGGATGTCGTTGCTGACGGTCATCTGCAGCTTCAGATCGGCGCCGGGTACGTTCTCGTCGCCGTGCTTCTCGGGGCGCAGGTTGAGGTTGGCGAAGGTGGCGGTCTGGTGGTCGAGCTCGAGCATGTGGGCTCCTGGTGGTGGGATGGGGTCAGGCGGCCTTGCGGCGCAGGGTGTCGACCATCTCGCGCAGCTCGGCTTCGAACTGCAGCAGGGTGGTCAACAAGTGTTTGATGTACGGCTCCACGCGCGGCACGCGCTGGACGTACAGGCGCCAGGGTTCGGCCATGCGCGGGTCGTAGCTCACGAAGTCCCACCACTGGCGGCCGGTGACGAGCATGCAGCCCTGGACTTGGGGCATGTGGACCTCGGGCATGCCTTCCAGCCATGTTTGGATGTGAACTTGCTCGTCGTGCGGACACTTCATTTCGATGCCGCCGTCCTCGCCGATGAGGCCGTCGGGTGATGCGCCGATGAAGTCGTGCTTCGGGTGGACCACGAAGCCGCTGGCCCGCACGATGTTGCCGGTCTCGATCTCGTATGCCTCGCGCGCCGCGGCTTCCAGGTCCTTGCCCCATTCCATGGACCGGGCGCCGACCTCGTGCCGCGGTATGCCGGACAGGCGCTCAAACGCCTTCAGGCGCATGAGCTTGGCGCGCTCAGCCGTGGGCTTTCCGGCCTTGGTCAGGGCGATGATGTCGGCGAAGCAGGAGGCGGTCAGCCGGCCGGCGCGCTCCTGGTGCCATTCGTCGGTGCGTTGCTCGGCGCTCATTGGTCCAGTGCCCTATACGGATCGTCTTCGGCCGGCCCCTCGCCGGCCGGGGC